CTTCTGCACCAAATCCTTTAAAGTGTGGATTTATTCCCGGCCAGTTCTTTTTTTCAAAAGAGCATAATCCCATGCCCTGTAATTGTATTTCAAATGGTAATCCGGCATCGTGAGCTTCTCTATTGGTATCCCAAGTTCCATACATGTCGCCTCGCCACTGTGGAGCAAACTCTGTAGAATAGTTTACTAGATCATCGTAAAGCAATGGACCTTGGATTAAATCCTTACAATCTGGATGACTATCATAATAATCCATTAAATATTTTAAAGAATCTTTGGCTAGCAATACGTGGCAATCTATAATAAGAACGTATTGTCCAGAAGCATGTTCAACTATGCTATATTTATTAAATGATGAAGCCTTATCATTTTTTGGTATATATTTACCTTTTCCGCTGGTCCACCCATTTACAAACCCAGAAAGAGTTTGTGCATGTTTGCCATTGGGATTATTATCTAAAACTATAAATTCTACGTCATTTGACTGACATATATCATGATACATTCTAAGAGCTTGTATCGTAAAATATACACCATCAAAATCATCATAGGTAGCCATGCCAATTGTTAATTTCATAATATATTCTTTCAACCGGGAGCGGAATAAAATCCAATATCAAACCCTTCTCTTGTACACTTCTTTAGTGTATTTTCCATACCCTCATTCTTTAGGTGATTCTCTATGTATATACACATGTTCTTGTCTGTTCCCGGCCAGTTGTTCTTGTAGAAATGGCACAATTTAGTACATTTCCAGCTATCTCTACTCTGTGACAGGGGTTTTGGCGTATTATTAGCCTTAATATCTTCAAACTTATTCTTAAGCATTTTTAAGAATCTATCATGATCAGCTTTATCAAAACACATAGAGAAAGGTCCACCGTCTTTAATAAAAAATATGGACATTATTGTATGATCATAATGAGGAAACAGCTTGGAAATGGCATAATTGTATAGTAATAATTGAGGGTCTGAGCATAGTTTTTCATATGTCTTTTCTTCGCCAGTGGCCCAATCTAAACGTCTACCCGTCTTCCAATCGACTACTTCAATAGTGTCTTTTGCAGTTTCCGTAACTAAATCTATAGTTCCCTTAATGGCTAATTGTCCCTTGATTTTTCTACCATCTGGAAACTCATATTCATAATGCGCCCAATCTTCATCAATTGGAATATCAAAATGAGGTTCTGGAGCAACTACAGTCCTGTGCCTTGGGTCAAATTGACCATGATTATATCTTAATGTATCCCACACAAGACCCATACAGGTATCTTTATCACCCTTTGTGAAGGCGTGAGATGATCCAGATGTGTAAAAATTATAGCTTTTATCAAGTAAATCTACAACGATACTGTCCTTCAATAATTCTGATTTTTTAATTTCAACATCGCCCAAGGCATCATCTTTTACATGTAGGTTATGTTTACGCGGGTTGTCTTGGTGGTACTTTTTAAAACCAGCTAGTGTTTCCATAACCTTGTGGACAATAGTTCCAAGTTCTGCTTTCTTGCCACTGGTTGACTGATGGCCTAAAACATATGTTATAAAATACTGCATTTGGCAGTAAGAATAATTATTATAACTTGAAGATCTTATGTACGTTATTAGCATATTAGTTCCAATACTGTTTGAGATTGTTTACGCTGCTACATAGATCTTCTATTGATGAATTAGAATTATCTATAACATGGTCGAATAGCGACCAATCAAAATTCTTTTCGTCCAGTGCCGTTTCGCACTCTATCTTACTATCATGAACGTTTCTAGTCAATCTGATAACTTTGCCACCAGCAGCCTTTATTGCATTGACTTCATTTGGAAATCTAACATCTGGTATAATTGCTATTTCAGAATTTTCTTTAATAATATTATTCATTGTTGCTTCAACCCATGCCTCTGGCTTAATTTTGCGAACAATTTTTGTTCCAAAGTATTCTAAAAATTCTCTATTCGTCACATTGCCAGTTTTCTTTTCTTTTGTTGGCATACTCTCCCACAACAAATTTGTTTCTTTATTTTTGTCATCATCTGTACCATAAACCTCTGTTGGGCTTAATCCAAACAAATGAATTGATATGTTCTTTAGCAAATCTGCGAAATGATAGGTCTTAATATATGGCCATAGCTCTCTACTAGCGTACTCAATAAATGTATCATCTTTTCTGGTGACATCAAATATTCCATATCCATCTTCGCCACTACTATTAGTTGTTTTGATCACAAGCTGACCATCTTCGTTTATAAAGAAGTCTTTTACCATTTCCTTGCCAATTAGCACGGACCCATTGATGTAATTAGCTACTGTGTTTTTCCCAGACTGCTTTCGCCCAGATATGCCTATAATCTTAGCCATTAATAAGTTCCTTTAACTTGTGGTAGTATTTTACTTTTGATTTGGTCCGTGGTCATTTCGCCAATGTCTTTTGTTGAAATTTTAGGAAATGTTAGTTTAAAAACTCTTCCTAATTGTCTTTGTATTTGCGTTTTTGATTCTCTTCCAGCTTGATCGTTATCAGTTAATATAATAAGATGAGTTACTGGCATTTTTAATAGTTTATCTTCTTGCTCTTTTGTTATTGTTTTACCCAATATTCCAACAGCATTATGCACACCAGATTCATACAATCTCCAAACATCTCCCTGTCCTTCAACAAGGAATAAGCATCCAGTTTCTTTAGCTTTACTTATTGCTCTGTGAAGATTATAGAAAAAATATCTTTTGTCAAATCCCTTTGGACTAAATAAGAACTTTGGTAATTTATATTCCTTCATTGATCTGCCTATTAATGAAACTAGCTTTGTTCCATCATCATTATGAATAGGTATTATTGCTCTATCATACAACTTAGACTTAGGATTAACACAGTCCCCAACTTCAAAATAATTTAGAGTTTCTTTTTTGAATCCTCTGGATATAAAATACGGGGACGGTATTTCTAGATTACATTCTGCATCTATTTCACTATGCTCTTTTTGAACTATTGAGTAGTTTAACAATGATACAAGTTCAACAAATTCATTCGGTTCTTCTACTACCTGTTTACTATGTACCTTGCCGCGTTTTAAATCTAATAGATCGCAGGACCACTTTAAAGCTTCTTTAAAGCCAACATCTACGCCTTCGCTGTTCGATAACGATCCTCTTATTAGTCCAAATATATCATTATTATATTGATGTTGACAATCTCTAGTCCAGCACTTCCATATTCCTCTTTCTATAGAATATGAGAATGCTCTTGGGTTATCACTGCCTTCATGAATCGGGCATTTGGAGTAAATATTATCTCCAAGAACTTCGCAGTCCATGCCCAGCTTCTTAAAGATAGTTTCAGCTTTGCTGTTCAATAGAATCTTGAGCTTGTGTAAGTCCATCTTGTATTCTTATTTTAATTAGTGAGTCTGAATCTGCTAATCCAGTATCACCAGTTGGTTGGTTTTTAAATTCGTTACGTGTTTTTAGTTCTCTTAATTTGGCATGAGATCCATTCATCACCATGTTAATATAATCTCCATCGTCTAGCCCGCCGCCATGTCTTGAAACAATTGGTACAAGTTTTCTATTTCCAGCATTGGGGCCGTCTTCTGCTAATTCTTCTGGTGACTTGATTTTAAATATAGAGAACGATGTACATAGCCAGATAAGTCTATCTGATCCAGAAACAGCATCGGTACTTTCTTTGGTTATACCATCTCTGTTTAACTGAACAAATGACAAACATGGAAAATCCATCTTTACGCACAAATTATGAAGTGCCGTAATTTGAAAACCAAGAGCTTGATATTCTTGTATATTATTAGTAATAGAACTAGATGACATTAACTTCAAATAATCATAGATGATTAAACAGTCATTGGTTTTGCCATACTGGTCCATCTTTACTTCTTGTATAATCCATCTTTTGATAAGATTGAGGATTTGTTCAAATGGCTTTCCGGCAACGCTAACGTAGCAATAAGGAATGGATTCTATATGCTTAACGGCATCTTGAACTTTTTCTCTCTTTTCATCATCATCTATAAATTTACCAGTAGCAATTTCATTAATTGGAACACCGCTGATATTTGCTAGCAACCTATTCAAATGATCTTCTTTACTCATTTCGGTATCTAGCATAAGAACGGGGATGTTCTTGGAAGAAACATTTAGAGCCACGTTATCAGCAAATACTGACTTGCCAACTTTTGGTCTAGCAGAAACAAGGTCAACGCATTTACGCCTAAGACCACCGCCAATGGCCTCGTCGTATCTGCTGAATCCTGTTGGAATACCAATGATATCACATTTATTCTCCTCTAAGAATGTAATATAATCCCCGATGTTTTCTCCAATTTTCTTTGGAGTGTCGCCACCGTCATCTTCTCTTAGAAAGTCTGTAACGGGGTTTTCTAGAATTTGAATAATATCATTGATAGATTCAGATCCAGTAACATCATCAACATCTTTATGTATTTTTGCTGTTAGTGCTTTAATCTTTCTAGCAAATTCAAACTTCTTGATTTGTATCGCAAAACTAAGAGCATTATCTTTATTAACTGGAAAGTCGAAAAGAGATTTGATGTATTTTAACTCTTGTGTTGTATTTATACTTTCTGATAAATTCAACTGAGAAGCTGCCGATAGAATAGATGGTATATCCACCTTTTGATCGTTAGTGATAATCCGTTCTATACACTTATATAGAATCTGATTATTGGCATGACCAAAAGTTTCATGACTAATAAGGTGCGATATCGACACGTATGCGTCTATACCATTTTGTAGAAGTGATGCCAAGACTGCTCGTTCAGCACCAATATCTGTCAGTTTAATATCCATATTTATTTTCCAACGCATCTATTGCAGCGGTGATATTCTCCAAATACAAATCTTTGATCAGTCTTGAATGACCTGCCACAAACATGACAGTCTACATCAATCTTTTTTGGTGCTTCGCGTTTTCTTGGACTAGGCGTTAGGTCGTAATCTGAGGAATTAACATCCCTAAATTCGCCTGTGTCTTTCCACTCATTCTTTCTGGCTCTCACGGGTTCTTTTCTCCTATTTTGAGAATCTTTTGATTCTGCTCTAGTTACTGTGAAATTATCA